ATATACTTCTTCTTCTATTGCATCCAGTGTTGATTGATCCAGTGGTTCAAAGACGTATAGTGGCAAGTCACACCCAAATGTAGGGTCTGTCCATTTCTCTCCTTTACGGATTTTGAAATGATTTAGTAAGTCTTGCTTAGCCAAATCTATGCCAGTCAGACGTTGACTAGTGTAGGGATTGTTTATTGTTGTATAGCCGATTATATTACTCATACAACTATTTATGCGATTAATTATCTATGTAGTTTATGATTGGAGAATTAGCTTATCTTCTGGCCATTTTATGTAATCTTGCCAATATAAACATGGAATTATTATTTGATGTGTCTTTTCAGAGTAGTTTATCTTGTGCCAACTTGGAACAGTTGGGATGTTGATTGGGGTTGATAGCTTATCGCCTTTTTTAACATTGCATGGACCACATGCACTTACTGTGTTCTCCCACGTAAGTCTACCACCGCGTGACTTAGGAATTACATGATCTATTGTTAACTCGGCAAAAATGAATTGATCACCACAATACTGACAACAATGATCGTCTCTTAGGTACAAATTCCGTCGCGAGTATTTTGCTTTAACCGGTTGCTTATGATATGTGTTTAACATGATTATACTAGGACACGGTATAGTAATTGATTCCGAATGTAAGTACACGTCATCATAACTTCTAATTACACGCACCTTCTCCAGAAAGACAGCCTTGACTGCATCTTGCCAACTAACGGTGCTTAATGGTAATATTGATAATGGTTGCCCATCAGCGTTCAGTAGTAATACACTGTTATTCAAGATTATATTCCTTGTGATTATAAAGTATTTATGGGTTTTAACTTAGTTGTTTTACTAAAAGTCTTTTTTTACTTTCAGTCATGTTTGCTAAGAATCTATTCGTTTCAGCATAGTAAACATACTCTGCTTGTGTTTTTTGTTCGTCTGTAAGTTGGTTAGTTTTATAATCTTTAATAAGACGTTGTAAATTTTGTTCTTTAATAAGAGTCCTATCTTTATAAGAGCCATAATCACTTAACATTAATATCTTGGCTTCAAGTTGTCTGGTTGTTCGGTCAAGTCCACTAAGTGTTAATGCAGTTGCTACATGATCCCATTTTCTATCTTTAATATCATCTAGTATATAAAACTTTCTATCTTCAGTTCCTACGTAACTAAATGTGCTAGTTGCAATATATAAACTTAACATGGCATCGTATTGCGACTGTGTGAGTGTTGATAATGGAAATATTTTTTTAAATATACGTTCTTTATCTTTAAACATTTCTAAATAAAGTGTATAGGCTGCTGATTCTATTAATCCAGTGCCTGCTATTGCATCAGCATCTTTGCTTGCATATCCAATTGTTGTTACGCCGTCGAGTGTGCTTTTATATCCTTTCCAATTGATTAATCTAAGTTTAAAGTTAATTATTTTATCACTTGCTTCTAAGTCAGATAAGTTAACTAATGTATTTGTTGATATTGCATCTATGTCAGTAAATAGACTGTAGTCTATTAGATTTTTTGCATCAACGGTTGATTGTAAATTAGTAACTGGCATTATGTTCTTCCTTTATTAACTGGTGCTTTTTCTGTAACTCCCTTAACACCAAGCCATGGATGATGTTCTGGTACTCTACTTGCTGCACTTGTTAGTACATTATCGTTTACTGTTTGATTTTGTATTGTAGTTTTTGTTGGAGCTTTAGCTGCTGGCCCATTCATATCTATTTGTGTGCCAACCATAATGAGGTTTCCAACAGCATTCAGATGATAGTTTTGTGCATGTACTTTAATATCTAATGCACTGTGTACATCTATTCCACCAACGCTTGTTTCTAATTTTATTCCATCGCTGCCGGTGCTTTTTATATTAACACCTTGCTCGGCTTCCATATTAATACTGCCTTTTGCGTGTACATTGTAATCACCTTCAGTGTGAACGCTTACTCCGCCTTTACTATAAATGTCTACTTTACCGTCGTTATCCATTTCAATCCAAGCATCTCCGTTTTGTGTTGTAACAAATATAAATCCTGAAGTATCGTCTAATAATATTTGAGCGCCTTCTTTAGTTCTTAGTCTAATGTTTTTACTTGTTCCAGTTTCATCACCATCATCTAATGTAAACACATGACCGTCACGTGTTGTTATGCCAAATACTTTACTTGGTGACTCTCGTCTCGCACTACTTTGACTATGGCCTCTTACGTAATCTAAACTTAATCCTTGCTCGGTTAATATTGCTTGCATTTTAGTGTCTGCTGGCTTAGTATCAGGATCATTGTTATCATGTGGATTTTTTTCCATTGCAGATCCAGTTATTACATCACCGCCGTTATAAACGTTGCCACTTGATCTTCCGCCCATCATAGCATTTCTGTCTTTTGCTATAAGTGATCCAATTACAATGCCCTGTTCCACACTGCTCGTAAATGCAACCACTACGTTTGTTCCAACTTCGGGCGGTTGCGGCCACATGCCGTAACTTACTGGCGTTTCGCTATCTAGTGTGACGTCTTTTCCGCTGTCTAAAATTTTAGTGTGTCCGCCGAACGGAACTGCTAATAAACATATAGTTTCAGTGTCTTTTGAACCGAAGTCAGCGATTCGTACAGTTATTCTTCCTGTATATAAACTATCTGTATTAGTAATTACTTCTGCAATATATATTCCGTGCAGGGTATTAATATTTTCTGAGCCGCCTTGCAGCCCTCTTTTTGAAACTTTTACTCCGTCACTTTTTAGTATTCCTGCCATGTTATCCTCCGTATTCTAATTTTATTAATTGCGGTAATGTTAATAATGTATTGGTTGTTATATCTTTCATACCGTTTAATGTTTGTGTAAACGCTCCACCTTGGAACCTGCTGTCTATTGAGATTATTTTATAAATACCCGAAGACACTAAATCAACAGGGCCTTTTATTTGAAGTTCTAAAAGATCATTAACGTTAGGATTATATTGTAAAAATGCTATTAATGCATCTTGTGTCTCCCAGTCTGGCAATGATACTGTTCCATCTACAGCCACATTCTTTTTATTTCCCATCCAGTATGGGTCGCCTTTTATTTCAATTGACAACGACATTGCATCGTGTTCTCGTCTTGCTGATTCTGATAGAATGTTTGCTATCAATGAATTACTTGTATCTGTTGTAGATTTTCCAGCTTGCTCTTCTATCGATAGTTCTCTTTTTTCATAGTTAACTAGATCATTATATAATGCATCAACATTATACTTAGTATCTTCTAAGTATACGCTAGTGTCTTCAGCGGGTCTTGGATTTTTCGTAGTAGTATCTATTATAGAACCCGAAAACTGTTGCATTGCATCTGCATGATAAAAACCATCCATGGGAGTTCTTGCTGTTACAAATAATGCTTCTAAATCAAGTTGATAATTTATTACTTCTATGTTTGTTCCTGAATATAGATATGTATATAATTTTTCAATAGGCATGTTTTTAAATTTTTCATTTTGAAAATTAGTATCAGTAAAGTTTGTTACATGACTGCCTTCAGCTGGAACAGTTCCAGAGTATCCTATTGCGATTGTTAATTTAATTATAATTGGTTCAAATGCAGTACCATCCTCTTCGGTTAATGTGCCTCTAACTATTGATGTAGCTTTCTGGCCAATCTTAGCATATGACATTTCAGGTGTAACTACAATATAAGGAGTTCTTTCTAGTGCGTTCATTTCAGTTACAAATTTAGACCACGTAGGACAGTTTTTTTGTATTGCGTCTTTTATATACGAAGGTAATGCAGTTTCAGATTTAACTGTTAGCTGTGCCATATCTACGTTTGTAAGCGACGTAGCATGGCCAGCTGCTGTTGTTGCATCCACTACACCCACCCACGGTTGTGAGTCTAGTGTAAAATCTTTAACTAGTTTGGTGTATCTTGCTTTTGTTTTTGTTGACTGATTAAATACAATTTGAAACGTCTTTGCTTGAACGCCGCCGGACGTTATCTCCCTTTCACTCAATTTATTTAGCTCGGCTGCATTTAATCCAGCTTGTAATTGTGAAGCAAATGTGTCTACTGTGTTAAAGTTATTAACGTTAATATTGGTATGCGTTACAGCTTCCGTTAGTGCAACCTTTATGAAATTCATTGCAACAATATTATACCTGGTGCCTCCTGGGCTAGTTGTGCTTCTAATTTGACTTATACGAATAGGATAGAAGAAAACACCTGGGTACTTAGTACTGCCTCCGGTGGTTGCATCTCTGCCAATAAATTCTAATTTTAATACATAATTTTGAGAATATAAATTTTGAGGTTTGTTTAATTTTACACCAGCTCGTAAAACTTTATCTAAAAATGTAAAGCCTAACGTTTCAAATAAATCAAATTGTATTATACCCGGTGTAGTATTACCGTGTGCTTGTCCTGGTGTAACTCTTGACGCCATTGCAAAGTTATCTAATGTAAACTCAGTAGTGACTCCTTGTTCGGCTACAATCTTTGCTTTATCAGCGGTTAGTGCTGCGGTATCATTGCCATATAAGATTGATGTGTCATTCCATACTTCGTTGCTTACAATATACAGCGTCCATTTATATGAGGGGCTGTCTACGGTACTCATCCAGTTAGGAGTTATAACAGAGTCTGATGTGTTAGCAATCTTGTTTTTATTAGTACCTTTAGCTGAAGCAGTGTCTGTAGATTGTTTTGCGTATTCGTTTCTTGGGCCTTCAAACTCTCCTGGATTAAAATCAGTTTCTTGTCCTGCAAGTTGGTTTTCAGATAATGGCGACCCGTTTGCTAAATTAACACCAGTTTTTAGAATCGCATCTGTGTATTTGCCATCAGCACCTACTGTTGCGCCTTCTTGGTGCGCCATTGATTTAATTAGTTTGGCAGTGAGTTCTGGATTGTCTTTTAATGATCCTAAGTCAGCATTTGCATCAACACCTAAATCGCTTGCTACTTTAGCAATATATGCGTCAGTCTTATTGTAGTCTGGTGGCCCCGGAGGCGCCCACCTTGTTATAATATCAGCTATTGAATTGTTTCCATGCTTTTCTTGACTTGTGTATAAATTCTTTGCGGCTGCTCGTACACCGTACTCTGGATTAGAAAATTTAACAAAGCCAGCATTACTGCCTTTGGCGCCCACCCAGGTGTCATTACTTGTTCTAATGTTTAATGGATTGTTATTTCTATCAGATAGTGATGGTAGTGTTGCCATGTTATGCGAACCTTGTAGGGACTAAAATAATTACACCTTCCTTAAAGTCTATTATTGGATCTTTTAATTTGTCTTGATTGAATAATGCAAATACCCACCATAATTTAGCATTGCCATATAAGTCATATGCTAGCAAGTCTGGTTTCTCATCATACTTTGCGTCTAGTGTTACGCTAGTTGTTGTTGTATTTTTTACATCAATGCTATTTACGTCAAGTACATCTAGGTATTGATTATTAATAGTGCTTGTATTTCTGTATACACTATCTTGTCTATATGAAGCCATTAGTGTTACCTCCTTTAAGTAGATTGCCGCTTGCAAATGTTCGTATGTTAAAGTTATCTTTAATTCGTTTTGGTGTAAGTTGTGTTGTTAATTCAGCTGCAACTAATACTAGTGTTGGTACGCTGATCAGTTCACCGCCAATGTTAACTTCAACGTAGTCAGTATCCTCTGGTAACGTGTATGTAAAGTTTCTTAGCACTACGGGAACATTTTTGGCATGTACTGTTCCATAACAACTAAATTTTAGTATTGGTGGTGGAGTACCTGCTTTAGCGCCTGCTTGAATACCAAAGTCTGATTTCATACAAGACTTTAAGAAATGTAATGCTGCTGCTGTATATTTTGCTTCTTCTATTGTGTTTGAAGCAAACATAGCTGTTACTGACATATTAGGATTTGGAGTATTCATGTAAAAGTTTTGTTGAGATATGGATCCAGTTGTTTCGTGTGTTCCATAGTTTGCACTGTGGCTCATCATAATAGTAGGAGTAAGTGGGAATACTATTCCTAGATCTTTTCCTCCGGCATGTACAAGTGGACTTAATATGTGGTTCGTTAATCCTCCGGTACCAGCGTCAAATGGCTTACCTTTTTGTTTCATTACTAGTTTTGCTTTGTGTGTTATACCTGCCATTACGTTAGCCTCTCTTCTATAAACCCAAATACTTGAGGGTCCATCTTACCAAAGAATTTTGTAAACTCTTGTTGTTTTTGTTCTGGACTAGCTTCGCTTGCCATTGTCTGTCTAAAGTCGCTTGCACTCATTCCACCTTGCATAACTGGTGCTACGTATACGTAACCTCTATCTTGTGCAGTTGGAATTAATTCGTCCATATTGTCTGGCATCTTATGTAAGAAACCTTCGCCACCTGTTGCAAGTCTGTCTGCATCTTTTGCACCATAAACAAGTATTGTTGCAGTAGTTTCTGGGTCTTTGCCAATAGCTGCTAAATCTGGTCGATATGGATTTGTGTTGATTATCTTATCCCCAGGTATATTAAACATCTTATTCATAATGGATGCCTTCTCATCAAATGTAAATGGATTCTTACTGAGTTCGCCTCGTTGAATATCAGTAAGTTTTCCTGTTGCATCTGCTTTTGCAATAAGTCCTTGCACTTTTGCAGACACCATTGTGGCGATAAATACATTATCCGCACCAAACTTGTTTACAAGATGATTATATACATCTTGATGTGCTTTGTGCATAGGCTGGAATCGACCGCCATAGAATACGGCAATGTCGCTTACTCCTTCTTTTAAAATGTGTTCAATTAACATGATACTACTCTCCGTTCGTAGTATTTATCAATTTAAAATAAGTGGTTGACGAAACTGCATTCATTTAGTATAATGTAAGCTAATAAAGGAAAAATCAATGGAAAAATCAACAAAAACATTCTACTTAACAAACAAAGATATGTTAAGAGAGATACATAATAGCAAAATGTCTTATTGCTGGACACGAGATGATAATTATTTACACTACGATTTAATTGTAACTGGCTTTAACGAAGTAACAAAAGAAGCAACAGACGAAGCTAAACAAATTAGAGCAACACGTTTACAAAAACTTGCACACCAAGTAGAGGTTAAGCGTTGGGAACAAGGGCTAACAGGAAGAAAAACTAAGCCAAGGGCTGCAGATTATGTAGTCGATGTTGACACTATACAGGACGATGATATTGTATTACGTGTAATGACGTTTGAACATGTGCCTGAAGAGAACAGAAAAAACAAACCTAAAACAGAAGCTGACTTACATTCTAAATGTAACTTCCCTCCGTTCAAACATTATGCTATGATAAAAGGCGATTGGACAGAAGTAGCAAGAAGTCATTGGGATGGTGGTAAAGATAATGGACACTTTAGCGTTACACATGGTAAAACAAACGACACATTAGCTCGTATGTATCTTAAACTGTGTCAACGATATAGTATGCGTGGTAACTGGCGTGGGTACACTTATGTAGACGAAATGCGTGGACAAGCACTATTACAGCTTGCACAAATTGGTTTACAGTTTAATGAACTTAAATCACAAAACCCATTTGCATATTATACAGCCGCAATTAATAATAGTTTTACACGTGTTCTTAACTTAGAAAAACGTAGTCAAAACATTAGAGATGATTTATTGGAAGAAGAAGGACTCAACCCAAGTAGCACAAGAACATTCAATGCTGAATGGGCTGCACACATTACTAGAGAAACTAAATTAAAAGAAATATCACCAACCTTAAAGAAAGGTCAAGTAACTGAATACGCTGACGAAGACAACGACGAAGAAATCAAAACTGGAGAATAAATGTTTTTTGATAAAGCAGTAATTTTTACTGATATCCACTTCGGTATGAAGAATAACAGTAGACATCATAATCAAGATTGTGAAGATTTTATTACATGGATGATAGACGAGGCTCTTAAGCGAGGCATTAAAAAATGTTTCTTCTTAGGTGATTGGCATCATAATCGTGCTAGCATTAATGTTAGTACACTTAACTATACTACTAGTAACCTACGTAAACTCAATGATAGCTTTGATGAAGTTATTATGATTACTGGCAACCACGACTTATATTATCGTGAGAAGCGAGAAATTCATAGTTTGTCAATGATTGAAGAGTTTAAGAAAATAA